AAGTATGATCCTATCGAAAGTAAAGAATATTTAATGTGGCGATTAGCACAGAGTTATTAACATGGATTTTGATTATAAAAAACCAACAGTACAATTATTAGGAAGATGGCAACCTTGGCATGAAGGGCACACAGAGTTATTCAAACGTGCTTATGCAAAAACAGGGCAAGTCGCTATAATGGTAAGAGAAAGTGATAGAAATGAAAACAATCCTCATTCTTTTGCCTTAAGAGAACTATTTATTAAACAAGCACTACAAAGAGAGGGTTATTATATTCGTAAAGACTTTATCGTTATACCTGTACCTAACATTATAAACATTACTTATGGACGAGATGTGGGGTATAGTATAGAACAAGAAGTGTTAGAAGAGAGTATAGAAGCTATAAGTGCTACAGAGATTAGAAATGCAAATAAGTAAACTAAAAGATGCAGGTAAAAACGGCTGGTATATTGGCGACTTTGACTCTGCTGTAGTAAAGTCTACCGACGTAGAGGTATGTTATAACACAATCAAAAAAGGGTATACTGATCCCCATTACCATACAAAGTGTGATGAAATTCTCTTGGTTACAAAAGGTAAAGCTTTTATAAACGGTACAAAAGTAAAAAAGGGTGATATAATAGTTATTAGTCAGGGCGAGGTAAATGATATCGCTGCTGTGACAAAAAAATTCACTGCTGTAGGAGTGAAAATTCCTGCAGGAGGAAACGATAAGGTTAGAATATGAAAAAAGCAAAAGTAAAAAAGATCACTCTTGCAGAAAAGATTTATATAGCTAAAGAAGATGTAGAAGATGCAGATCATCTTTTAGGTTTATATACGTATGATAATGGAGATGAATTTTTATCTACCATATCAGAAGATGAGTACCATTATATAGTACCTTCTAATTCTTATCATAAACTTGAATGGGATGAGATAGAGGACAATCGTAATTTTGAACAAACCGATGCTGATCTTACTTTTACAGGTATGCTGCGTTGGGAACAACAAGAGGTAGTAGATAAATTTTTTAGTAGAGGAAGAGCTAGATCAGGTATATTACAAGCTCCTTGTGGGTGGGGCAAGACTTTTACTGGTTGTGAAATTATTTCAAGTAATAAAACAAAGACTCTTGTATTAGTGCATACGAAACTATTATTTAGGCAATGGATAGAAGAATTAGAAAGACAGATTCCAACCGTGAAAATAGGACGAATTGGGGATGGATTATTCGACATTCAAGATATCACTGTCGGAATTTATAAATCTATATATAATCGGCGTGATGAGCTAGAAAACTCATTTTCGATGATATTAGTAGATGAAGCACATCTTTGTCCTGCTGAAATGTTTTCTACTGCGTTAAACTCATTGAATGCTAAAGTTAAAATAGGTATTAGCGCCACACCTAGACGAAAAGATGGAAAACATGTATTTTTATCTGATTATTTTTCTCCTTTCATGGTTGAAGCCCGTGATCCAAGACAACTCCAAGACCCAGTAGTTCAAATCAAACGCACCGACTTCCGATTCCCCGTTATTGACCCAAAACGAGATTGGTCGCGCCAGCTGAACAAACTCTGCGCTAACAAAGATTACTTGAAAGCTATCGCAAATTTTGCCAAAAGTCAAATAGTCACAGGTCGTTGTCCGTTGATACTTGGTGAACGTGTACAGATGCTAAAAGATTTACAGGAACTGATTCCTGAAAGTGTATGTTTAATAGGAGAATCTGATGAATCAACTAGAAGTGATGTTCTTCAAAATGTTGGAGGTAAATACAAATGTGTCCTATCAACCAAACTTTTTGACGAAGGTATTTCGTGCCATAGGCTTGATACTTTGTATCTTACTTGTCCTAGTAATAATCCCATAAAATTGGAACAGAGAGTAGGAAGAATTATACGTGAACATCCAGAGAAACAAATACCTATGATTGTAGATTTTTGGCTGTCTGGAGGAATAGTGGCGCGTCAACAAACAAAAAGACTTGAATGGTATAAACAGCGTGGATATTATATACTTTAATTGGTATGAATTACTATCAAAGGCAAGAAAAGATCAGACAGCAATATTAATCTTGGCATTTGCGCAAACTAAGTTGTATAATGCAAGAACAACTAAAGGATTGATGGGGGCATTAAAGATAAATCATATACCAATGCACTTATTCACTACAGGTCTTTTAGAACAGAAAAAAGAAAAACTTGTTTGTAACTATCAAACAGAAGAGCCTATGAGTTATTTTAAGAACCCATGGTTTTTAACACAAAATGTTTCTGTAATACAAAAGACAGAATACTTACAACTCCTCTCTATGAGAAGAGTAAGTGAAGACCAAGACTACATCGCTAAAAATTATATTAGAAAAGATATTAATAACCCTTTCGTAAATATAAAAGGCGATAAAATATATTTTACACAAGAGTCCTCGGTTTCGAGGAAATCCTACACTTAAGTTCTAACGAACAATCAAGGAGAAACTACTATGGTCGCATGGGATAAAGCTAAAGGAAAGCAAACCTCAAGCAACGAACGTCGTGAAATTCAACGACTCACACTCGGTATCGGAGATACCAAAGTACGTCTTTTAGGGGACGTGATGCCTCGCTACTGCTATTGGGTAGTCACTAAAGAAGGTAAAAAAATGCCAGTAGAATGTCTACAGTTCAGTCGTGAAACTGAATCTTTTGACAACTCTGCTCAAGATCCTTTCAAAGAGATCGATGACGCTATTTATGCGGATAAGCCACAATTTTCATATGTATGTAATGTAATTGATCGCGCTGATGGACAGATTAAATTGTTCGATCTGCGTTCAACTATTTATTCTCAGATTGTAGACTATGCTACTAATCCTGATTATGGAAATCCAGCAGATAGTGAAGGTGGTTATGATATTACCATTAAAAAAGAAAAAACAGGACCTCTTCCACAAAATGTGAAATACTCCTGCCTGCCTGCTCGTAATAATTCTGCTCTTACAGACGCAGAAAAAGCTCTTGAGCTTTATGAATTATCAAAAATTTATAAACGCCAAACTTATGATGAGCAAAAAGAGTGGTTATTAAATAATACCGCATATTTCGCAGGTGATGTATCTGACGAATTCAAGCCAGCTGAAGATGTGGATGACCTAGCTTAATGAAAAAATCATTATTAGATATGAAGCCTAAAGAGGTTGCAACTTCTGAAGAAGAAGGGCAACCTACTGAGAAAAGTTTTGGTGCTTTCAAACAAGTTGACGGTAATCAAGCAACCATTGATTTAGCACAGCTAAGACAGCACAATGTTTTCTTTGCTACTCCTTGCTACGGAGGTATGCTCACTGATCAATTTTTCTTATCAATGTTTCGAGTAAGCCAAGCGTTTATGCAGCACGGAATTAATTTTAGAATCACTACTCTTCGTAATGAATCTTTGATTACTCGTGCTAGAAATATTCTAACAGCTATGTTTCTTGAATCGGACTGTACTCATTTGATGTTTATTGATTCAGATATTGAGTTTGACGTAGAGTCAGTACTTCGTGCTCTAGCGTATGATAAGCCTATTATGGCAGCAGCATACCCTAAAAAAGCTTTACCAATCCAATATGCAATCAACTTTAAGTTTGTTAATCAAGAAAATCGTCAGATCAGAGTGGAGAATGGTGCAGTAGAAGTTTTAGATGCTTCGACTGGTTTCTTTTTGGTAAAAAGAGAAACTGTAGAAAAGATGTGTCAAGCGTATCCAGAACTTCATTATCGTAATGATTCTAATATTGACGAAAGATTTAACAAATATTGTTATGCACTGTTTGATACTTGGTTAGACCCTGATGACAATCGTTATCTTTCTGAAGATTACACTTTCTGTCGTAGATGGCAAAAAATTGGTGGAGAGATTTGGCTAGATCCAAATACGAAACTGAATCATGTTGGAAGTTATACTTTTGAAGGTGATGTTGGAAAGATTATCAATAGACAAGAGTAAAATTAGGACGTAGTTCTGACGTGGCTAAGGCTATGCGGAACTACGTTCCTTGCTGCGGCACTACGTGCCGACGCTAACACACATAGGCAAGTCGTGTTCAACAGCTTTTCACCTGCCGGTGTAGCGCTGTTCACAAGCTAGTAAACATAAATTAGCACACTTTTTGGCATAGGGCAAATTATAAAATGGCAGATCAAATTGATATAGAAAGATTTATACACGAAGGACACGAAAGTTACGTTGTTAAACCAGAAAATATTGATACATATTGGGATAATGATTATGACTTAGATGACCAAGCTGGGTGGGAAGATAGATATAAGCATGAGGCTAACGTATTATTCAGTGTTTTTGATGAGCATAGAGATATAAAAAATATCATTGAAATAGGGTCAGGACCGGGCAAACTTGGAGATTTAATTTTAGGTGCAAGAGAAGATATAATATATGACAGAGTTGATGGGTCGAGCGCTAAAAGAGCCTATGAGCGTAGAAAATACCAAGGCAAACATTTTTATGTTCAAGACTTGTTTGACTCTTTTGATTGTTCAGAGATTGATAAAAAATATGATTTAGTTGTGATGAATGATTTTCTAGAACATATAAGAAACCCTAGTCTGATTATCCAAAGATGTAGAGAAAATTTATTACATTCAGAAGGGTTTGCGTTTGTATCAGTCCCAAATTGGAGAATGAAACATCACTTTTTCTATCCAGGGCTGTTTGATTTTGATAACTTTCTAAAATTCATGATTTTTGAAGGTTT